AGCTAACGACCATCTACAAAAATCTATTGATTTAGGGTCGCAAAGTAGTTCAGCAGTTGATCTTTTGCTTTCTTATAATGATTTAGATTTTGGGACAGGAAAGCCAGCAGAAGTAAAAAGACAGGTAGAAGCTGCTTTTGGTGTAGGCGATAAAAACAGATTGCTTAGTTTTGCTTATGCTGAAGGCCGTATTAAAGAGTCTAATATATTAATGCCGCCAGGGTCTGTAACGGAGATGGAAGTCAAACGATCTGATGCAACACAGCCTGAAATAACTGAGTCTCCTGAAGTAGTAAGAGGATATTTATACGGCAAGGCCAAGAAAAATGCTTTGGGTGCTGCTCAAGAAAACGCGCTACAAAAATGGATGATTAATTATCAAGGAAACACTGCTGGTTTTGTAGATTACTGGATGGGTGTTATTAACGATCCTGCGAAACTACAGGCAATTTTCGATGAAGCGGGTATACCACCTAATGAAAACTTTAAGCGTAGAGTGATAAGCGGGAGCAACATCTAATGTCAAAAACTCTTGAATTACCAGATGGAACTATTGTTACTGACATACGATCTTCAGCAACTACTGAAGAAATAGAAACATTTTTGGTGGGGCAGGGTATAGTTCCTCCTACTGACTTTGAACAGTTTTTGTACGAAGTAAACACCCCTTCCCGACAGAAAGCACTGCAAGCCATAGAAGAAATTGAGGTAGACCCGCAGACCTCTGCTGATTATATTACTCCTGCTTTAGAGTTAGCTCTAGGAATCCCTGCTGCTACTGTTGGAACAGCTTTAGGAGCAAGTGGCGGTTTTGCTGTAGGTGGGCCTCCTGGAGCTTTTGTAGGATCAACTACTTTAGGAACTTTGTTTAGTTCTTCTGCCGTAGGAGCTGCTAATATTATAGGAGAAACTGTAGAGTCTTTAGTAGAAGGTAGAAAAGTTGATCCCGCTGCTTCTTTTGAACAGGCTAAAGATGCCGCGCAAACAGACGCTATAATGAGTGCTGGTCTAGGTATTGTTTTTGGAGCAGGAGGAAAGATATACAGAAAAGGAAAAGAACTTGTAGGAGGTAAAAAAGGACTGCCTGATGAAGATATAGAAATAATAAAAGAATTACAAGAAGAGTTAAAACAAATTGATTCTACTCTTCAGCCTCAGATGGTCGAACCTAAGAGAACTGCCACAGAAATAATAGGGTCTTTTGCTAAAGTTTCTCAGGTTACTAAAAGAACTGTAGAAAACTTATTTGAATCCTATAATAAATACATGGGTAATCAAACACAGCAACTAGTTAGTATGTTCAAAGGAGGTACTCCAAGAGAGCAAGGAGAAGTTCTTCAGTCTTTGATTAATCAAGTTGATACTGCTTTAGACGAGATAGTAGCTCCTGTATATAAACAAATAGCTGAATCAGGAAAAGGAGTAGCTGTTCAGGCCAGAGATAGAGCAAGACA